TAATAAGACCCTTCATCACTAGTTGCTTCTTCAGAACTTCTGTGAAAAGCATACCAAATCTATTACGTAGCCTGTCAATAAACTTCTGAAACTTAACTTCGTCTCTTGAGATCTCAGTGGATCTGCCTAAAGAGAACTGTGTCTCTTGCTCAAGTCTACTAACTGGAACGTTTAATGATCTATACAAACGCTTCTGGAAGTATATGATATCATCAATCTGTCCAAGGTTCTCACCACCGGGGAGTGTTGATATCTCTGTACCTCTACCACCTTCACGGCGAGGTAGCCAGAAGTCTTCAAGCATTGACATATGCTTACGATCATCTCTGATCTTACCAGTGTCTGCATCATATACAAGCTTATTACGGTAACGTGCCATAATATCTTTCATATATGTTTCGGCTTTACCTCTTGGTAAGTTACCAACATCAATATAGAATATACGTCTTTCTGGTGCTCTGGCGAGTCTGTAAATGACTAGAGAGTCTTCCATCATACGCAACTGATTGATTGGCTTCAATGCTTTATGTAAGTGAGAAACGACACGCTTACGAGTAGCATCTAAAAGACCTGATGTTACATAAGAAACTGAGTCGTTAGATAGTTTTACACCAGAGGTCTGAGACCCCGGTTTCTCTTGATAGATATAAAATTCATTAATATTATCTACCAGACTTGCGCCAGTTACTGGATCTTTCTTTTTCTTGATTTCTTTTACTTTACGGATCTTAGAAGAATCGATAGGTCTTATTTCCTGAATACCAGCCTTTAAGTTCTTCTCATCCACGACTAAATGGTGATAGATACGCCCATCGACATACCAACGTCTAAACATATCATGACCCAAATCATTAAACTCTAGCATAGCTACGATGGCGTCAAACTCTTCAGTGATCTGTTTCTTAAGAGAGTCGCTTAGACCTTCTACATTATCTAATATTAGATTGACTGAACTTTCACTTTCGCTTGATATAACACTTTCGTTCACAATATCTTCTATCGCCGCATCTACCTCAGGGTGAGTAGCGACTGAACGATATTGCTGAATATTCTGTAAGTTATCTTTAGCGTGGTCTTCACCACCAATATTAACATAGGTGCCGTAGTGAGCACCAGCCGAAGTCACATAACCAGCACCATCCTGATCAACAGGTGGAACAATAGAAGCCAGCTTTTCGTCTTGCTTCTTCTTAGAACGTTTGATTTCAAAACCAAATAATTTAACTGAATCGTCTGCCATTATAATTCCTAGTGTTGTGGAGGCAGAGGGGCCATAACAGCCCCTCTTGTTCTTTATTTATAACCGTTTAAGAAGTGGTTGCGGATTCCCAATATTGCATTTGGAACTCTACTGTAAACTTCTCAATCTCGTTTTCTGAAGCATAGTTCAGATCGATTGGAGAAACGTTAGTAGGGAAACAACCTCTAAAGTTATAAGTCTTTAATGTAGAACCATCTTTGTCGAGTTGTTCAACAACAAGGTCTGCTTCGTAGTCAACAGGATTGGTTAGACCAGTATTTGTTGCGTGAGCATTCATACCGTTCATCCAACGTTCCATTGCGTCACGAACATTAAAGTCTGTGTCATTAATAATAGAGGGTGTCCATGTTTCAAATGTACGATCCCCCGCCATCTTTAATTGTCTACCTCTGAAAGGAACAATTATTGTTGACATAGTGGAAGCGGGAAGTTGTGCCGCTTCACACATGAAAGATGTAAGTTCTACATCTCCATTCGCATAGCCCGGAAAGTTAATCGTGGCTTTGAAGAGATTAGGTCTCGCTCCACCACCACGTAACTTGGCTTTAAAATCATCTACGCCTAGTACTGCCATCTTCTTATCTCCTTATACCGATAGGCCAGCGACTTCTTCAAAGTCAACGCCAGATCTTACAGCTACAAAGTTAAGAGTTATGTAGTTGATAGAACGTGATGGTTTGATGAAGATGTTTGCAATGAACTCGTTTCTATCTATAACGGCGGTAGTGTTGTTTGTCTCATCGCATACAACCCTAAAGTCGGTGATACCACGTCTACCTTTGATTTCTCTCAGGAATGGTTCTACGATATTGACAAATTCCGCTCTCGTAAACTCATCGTTAAGTTCAAACAATGTGTTTCTTGCCGCATTTGCGATTGCTCTTTCAACAACATTAAACAACCTACGAACATTAATACGATCAAATGCTGATGGTCTGTTCATGTGTGTTTTGTCACCATATAGTAAGATACCTTGTCCCGGTAAATTAGCAATCGGGTTGATACTTGCTTTATATAGTAAGTCTCTTTGAGCCTTGGTAGGAGTGTAGGCCAAGCTTGTTACGCCTAAGTACTGACCTCTACGTGAACCCGCTGGTGAGAACCATGGTGCGGAGTTTGCGTCCGAAGCCGCCATAATACCCGCTGTTTGTCCAGCGGCTGGCACATTGATGTACTTATCGTTAAACTTATCATACATCTTTAACCAGTTGTTGTCAACAAATAAGTAATCACTATAAGTGTAACTACCAGTATCTGTTATTGTAGCAGTATCTGGAGTAGCATTACCTACTACTGACGCAGAAGCTGGTGAGGTTACTACAACACAATCTTTACGTGTAGTACCCGCTGTTGTTATAAGATCGTTTACTACTGTAGCTTGATCACTAGCAGTTGCTTTGCCCGGTGCGATTAAGAAGTCTAGTTGAATAGTATCTTTATCTTCGAAACTATTAAACCCTCTTATATAATCGTCTGGTCCAGCGGCTGTGCCATCGACACCACCAAGTAAAGATTTAGATCCTGTGCTATCTACGTGTGTAGTAGCATAAATGTATTCTGACTGTCTGTTAATAACGCTCTTCATGTAGTTAGAAGTTCCGTCTGTATTAACAGCAGATGAGGAATTTGATACAAATGGGTATCTTTCTAGAACGGTTCCAGCCGTTCCTGTGATAACGCCATCTTGGTCAAGAACAAGAACGTGACGTTCATTTCCCGCTGGGGTTGCATCGAACTGTGCTTTATAGGCACTTGCCCATGTTGCCCAATTTGTTGCGTCTGACCAAACGATTTGTAGTGAACTACCTAGAGCACCAGCATACTTTCCGTAGAAAGTTGATTTGCCGTTTAGAGTAGTTGATACGTCAAAAGCCGTTCTGTTTTTAATTTGTTCTGCCGCACCCGCTGAGTCAGCCGCATTTAATGCGGATGTATCTGCGACACGAACTGTTTGAAGACCATTTGAGAATTTTAAAAATCCTCCCGCCGTATGAAAATCTACGGTGTGTGCGTCATCAGGAGCACCGAATTTAGAGGCAAGACTTGCTTCGTTGTCTATTAATACTGCCTCTTCGATTGGCCCCCAACGAAACTTCCCTGCAAATGCGCCTGTGGTAGTTTGAACGTTAGGCACACCGCCTGTGAGATCAACTTCCTTAACGACAATCGCTGGGGATTCTGATGGGCTAAATATTGCCATAACTGTTTCCTTTTTTTCCAGTAATCGAATTATATGTGTTTCATAATACGGTTATTTTCAATCACTTGTATTTATAACAAATTAAAAGTCGAAGTTTGGTTCCCAGTTTCGTTCAACTGTCCACCCTTTTAACTGATCTCCTTGAAGAACTGCTTCGTCATCTTCTTTTTCAGGATCACCAGCACCATTTATAAATCCAAATGGCACTAAGTCATTTTCTATTTCTTTCATACGTTGTTCAAACATCATATCTTTTAGATTTACGTCAGTAAGTTCTTCAAAGTTATTACCTACCGCAAAGAACCCGAATAGAACTAGGTTCATCATTAGGTCATCATGGTTACCTTCTGATGCTTCATAAGAAACACCTTTGGCTACAAATGTAGACATCTCTGATATAGTTTGAGGATCTACTATATTTAGCTTACGATTTTCGATGATATCTTTTATAGCCGCACACCCAATACGCTTAACCTTCTTATTCATTTCAACACCAATACGGTCTGCCTTTACCACAGATTCCATATGAAGGTTTTCGTATTCTAGGTCTTGATACAGACCAGTAGTCACCAACGTACCCTGATCATTTGATTCGATGATAACATATGCTTCATTATATAAAGTTGCGTACTTATATATAATGTTAGGGTAGAGGATAGGAGAGATAGTATTACAGCGATACACGGCAACCTGTTTAAAAGGTCTTTGGCTAATATCGATCAAATTAAATGTAGAATAATCTTGTCCTCTACCTTTCGCAACATCAACACACATAACATAGTTAGTTTTTCGCTTTGGTGTTTCGTATATAAGAAGCTCTCCACCCTCTAAAACTTCTATATGACTTTGGGCTACTTGCTCTAAAAGAATGTGTGGTGCTATAAGAGTATCACCTGTCCCAAAGAATGTATTACCAAACTCTTGGTCAAACTGAAGTTGAGACGTATTAGATATAGTCTTAAGTTTCCATACCTCATCTCTTCCCGGAACATCCCACCAATCAACCCTGAACGGAATAAACTCGTTCACTTTTTGCATTGCGCCTTCCCACAGTTTATGATACATATTGCCTATACCATTTGCTGTGGAAGTGATTATGATCTGGGTGTCTTTACCAGATGACACAACAGGATATGTTGAGGTGTAGAAGTCAGCCGCTCTCTCAACAAACGCAAACTCATCCAAGTATAGAAGGTTGACTGACATACCACGAATAGAAGATCCAGAAGTAGCGGCTGATACTATGCGGCTATTGTTACTGAACTCAATACTTCTTTTATTAAGAGCCTTACACCCCGGCTGTAAGAAGAAAGGTAAGTTCTCTAGCATAAGGTGAATACGTCCTAGCATCTCTTGTGCAGTCGCACCTTTGTTGGCTAGGATAGCAATAGTCTTCTCTGGATTAAAACAAGCATACCAAAGAAGATAGGCAACAGAACTAATAGACTTACCAGACTGTCTACAAGCCAGCACAATGCTAAACCTATTGTTCTTAAAATGGTTGAACATCTTTTCTTGATATGGGTAAAGTTCGAAGTTGACAAGACCTCTGTCTAGGTGTATGATCTTGCAATAGGTCTTAGCAAAGTAGCTAGGATCTGTCATACACCTTGAGTATTCTTGTAACTCTTTTTTACTATAATTATGGTTGATCCCGTCACGTTTAACGTTGGGGTTTCCCATATATGTGTCATTTA